CAACACTCATGCTTTTGAGGTCTACAATCTCATTCACAAATCTCTTGAACAACGGGTTAATCGACATACCAAGTGTGTTGTAAAACTGATGAGCTTGAAGAGTTTGTGCCAAGACTATTGTTGACAGTGTAAACCCATTTTCTAACAGCTGCGATCTGAGATTGGCCATGAGATGCATTTTGTCTTCCAACCCTCTAATCACTCCTGGCATTAATGAAGGATACACATACTTTATCTTAGGTGACATTATCGTGTTCCTAACTGTCCACATAGAGTTAAACTCTATCACGGAACATCTGACATCTCTTGTGCTCTTTTCAATGGATAGCGTTATGCCAAATAATTTTGCACTATGCCTCACAAATTCAGAACAAATTGATAAGAACCCTTCAAAGAAATCTGGTCGAATGTTTGTTTCTTCTGGGCTATAAACAATTGTTTTGGCCAATGATGAATCATCTGATGATACGTTTGCACTAATTATCATTTTTGGCATGGAGATACCTTCAACCTCCTTTACTCTCATCAAACAGAGCTTGTTAAAGAAAAATTTAAAAGCCTCCATGTCATACAGCATTTTGCAAGAGTGATACAAGGAAGATGTGTAATGCAGAATTCCTTGCATCATGTTGCTCTCGTTTCTCAGTCTTGCGCCGTTGGGATCACACAAGTCATTGATATGTGTTTGACCTAAGAACTGTGATTTTAACTCATTCATTTCTTCTGAGATGTAATTAATGGTATCACCGTGCTTCTTGAACTCTCTTATCAAGACACCAGGTATCTCCAATTCTTTATCTGTTACAGCGTTGAGGACTGTTCTACAGAAGCCGTGATAATCTTTAGGCACGAGAACCTTCAACATATCCGCAAACATCTTCATCACAAAAGACTGCGCCCATGAGCTAGCATCATTTGAATCGTATGATCTTAGTATGCTAGGGTTTGCATGCTTTTGCGCAAAAACTTCCCTCATTTCTCTCATCCTGTGTTGCGATATTCTCTTCATTTTTTCTGTTCCTTTTGTCAGCATCTCCCATGGAATTAGGTCACAAAGCGTTCGACTTATAGTTTCAAGGCCTAGGATCAACAATCGAGATAAAACCGTTAATATGAATATCTCCCTATCAGATCCTATCTGTTGCTTCCTAAAGACGCTAGCAATGATTTTCTCTGATTCCTTTGATTTAAACAGATCAAAT